TGGACTCACAAAGGTGCTTCACTGGTTCATGGGTCCCACATTTTTTGCGGTGGAACGGGAAAATCAACAAGACGTGGAGGTGTTCCCAATTGAGTTTGAGTGTCCTCGTTTCAGAGACCCTCCACCATGTACACGATTCGGGAAGCTCTCACTCTCCACGATGATCACAGAACTCTCAGAGAACCGAGACCGAAACAAGATGTTAGTCGACCTGATTAAACGTATCACGAAGGGTACGAGACAATTACTCGTGTTGAGTGACCGACGTCAACACTGCATGATGCTTCAACAGTGTTTCCCAAAGACATCTGGACTCTACATGGGTGGCATGAAAGAAGCTGACCTCACGGAATCTAGTAAGAAAAAGATCATTTTCGCGACATTCAGCCAGGCACACGAAGGTCTGGATATACCCACACTCGACACAGTGATTCTCGCGACCCCTAAATCGGATATCGTCCAGTCCATAGGTAGAATCATGCGTGAGACCAAGGGAAAGAAGAACAACCCAAACATTTACGACATCTTCGATCAGTGGTCGGTGTGTCACGCCATGTATAACAAACGTCTGCGCGTGTATAAACAGGGTGGATTCAAGATGCCGAAGGTGAAAGAGGAAGAACCGGATGACTTCGCGCGAGGGCAGTGTTTGATAAAATTGTAGCCTAATTACAGAATGCCGTGTGATTCAAATAAAAGGTCGCAACGGAAATATTATCAGCGGATACGCGATATAATTTCACCTACACTAGAAGAGGTCGTGGACGCCGGAAACGTGAGTTATCGCAGTTCTTATTTTGACGGAGACCTCGAAGCATCCGGGTATCTACTCGGTGACGGTACATTCATAACAAATTTACCATATGTAACTGGTCCAACAAACTTAACTTTGGATGATGTCGCCACAAATGGAAACATCGTAACCGCGAGTGGTGCATACTTTAATGATGACTTGGAAGCGGCTGGTTATCTCATTGGAAATGGTTCGCTCATATCAAATTTACCATTAAATGGTCTTCAAAATGTGACTACATCTGGCGCTTCTACCACACATAAGGTGAATTTTACAGATGGAATAACTTCATTGTCATGCAATGGAAATATTGTTGCATTAGGTAATATCACTTCATCACATTTAATTGGTAATGGCGAATTTATGGGTGGTGTAGCTAATGTGTACGAATTATCACAATTAGAATCTAATATCACAACCCTCGAGTCAAACATAATGATCACTAATACGAGTACTTTAACGAGCGTACAAACAGGTGATATACTCGTGTCTACCACAAATAGTAATTTAGGTAAATTAGCTATAGGTTCTATACAACAACTGTTATATGCAAATATTACGACATCACAACCCGAATGGAAAAATTTGACTGATATATTTGATGCTGAATCTAGATTAACAGATGTTGAAAACTCAAATATATTTATAAGTACCCCAAACTTAACAAGCGTGACTACGGGTGATATACTATACGGTTACGGAACGGGTGATCTAAGACGACTCGCACCCCAAACTACAGCAGATAATACATATCTCACTATTGGTGATTATGGTACGGGATTTGGACGGCTTCTACGTATGGATGAACATGGCGACAACGCCATGTGGTTACACCCGACGAGTAACTTGGATTATGAATATAATTCCGGATTATCGTACGTAATGAGTTATATACCACTGTTTGATGATGAATTAAATAACGGGTCGCATCTAAGAATAAAAAATAGGTCATACGATGAAACTACTACTATTACTGACAGAATAAGAATAGGTTCTAATTATTTTGATATAAAATTTGGGCAGGGGATGTTTTATGACCAAGCGGGTGTCCGATACATGGATACAAATGGGTATTCCGGGAACGGATCTACATGGCACCCCGATGACATAAAGTTTCATTGGTACGTCCAGGGAAATCTCAAGATATCAGGTAGTTACCACGGTGACGGAAGCTTAATCTTTACGGGGTTCACATTCACACCGAGTAAAAGTATATCTACTCCTAGTAGTGGTTTAACTACATTTGGTAAAGATGGACAACTCCTTACATACAATAATGGTTATTTCTTGGGTTATAGTGACCGAAGACTAAAAACAAAAATAGAAACAATATCAAACGCACTCGATAAACTAGCTAAAATCACACCAAAATTATATGACAAAGAAGGAAAACGTGGTTCAGGTTTGATTGCTCAAGATGTGTATTACAACGCAAAAGAACTGCGACACATGGTGTGGCCCGATAGAGATGCAAAACCAAATGATGACGCACCCGAACCAGATTATTCAGATTGGGGTAAGCGTCCAGCGTGTATAAGATACCCACACTTAGTAGCATATATAGTAAAATCGATACACGAACTCAGGGGGCGCATAGAAACACTAAAAAATAATAAGGTCTAATTTTAGAATGTCGTGTTCATCAAAGGGGCGATCGTACAGAAAATTTTATGATACGATCGAATCTACCGGCGAAACATTGGATTCAGTTGTACAGAGAGGTAATACGGCTACACGGGGTGCATATTTTGATGGTGATTTAGAGGCATCCGGATTTTTATTAGGGGATGGTTCTCAAATTCGAAACTTGCCATCGGCACCAAATATTACACTTCAGACTGTGGTTGCAAACGATAACGTGGCTTCCGTGGGTGCATATTTTGATGGAGACTTAGAAGCTACTGGTTACCTTTTAGGAGATGGATCTCTCATATCAGATTTACCTGTACCCACACTACAGGAAGTGACGACACTTGATTCAACTACAACTGATACAGTTACGTTTTCAAACACAATAACGTCACTGGAGACGAATGGGAATGTCGTTGTAAGCGGAAACGTTACCGCACTCGAGTTTCATGGTGATGGCGGAAATCTTACATCTATAGTTGAGCAATCTGATCTAGACGACAATTCGTCTCGAATAAACACACTTGAACAAAAAGTTATAATCACAAACACGAGTGGAATTACTACGGATTTTGCACAGGGTGATATACTCTATGCATCTTCAGCTGGCAATTTATCAAAACTCACCATAAGTTCTAATCAAGGTGAAGTACTCACGGTAAATGCATCCGGTGTACCCGAATGGGCTCAGGTACCTAGTGTATCTGGTTTCGATACCAGGATATCTTCAATTGAATCTAATATCATGCTTACATCTACAACAGGAATTACAGGTATTCAAAGTGGTGATATACTTTATGCATCCGCTACAAACACGTTATCCCTTTTACCGAAAGGAAATGCTGGACAATTCTTAGCCATAAACAGTTCGGGTTTACCTGAATGGGTTGATGGCCCGGGTGCATCTACGAATTTTATTACCGAGTCGTACCCTTCATCGGGGCGCGCGAGAGTGGGTATACATAACACGAATCCATTACATTCTATATCCTTCGGAACTAGTTATTATGAAGACAACCCAGGTACATTTTCAAATTTAGTGGTAGATGGGAACGTGTACGGGGAATATTTATTTGGTGATGGTTCCGGAATCACAAATGTTGGAGGTTCTGGTACATCCGATATAAGAATTAAATCAAACATAACTGTCATAGAAAATTCACTAGACACAATTTCAAAACTTAACCCGGTGATGTATGAAAAAGATGGACGAGTGGAAACTGGTTTCATAGCACAGGATATATACTACGACGCACCAGAGATGCGACACGTCGTGATACCAGGTAAAGATGCTACACCGAATGAAACTAAAAACGAACCATCATACGATGATTGGGGTAAAGAAAGCGCCAAGTTAGATTACTATGGTATATTGGCATACGCTGTGTCAGCAATCAATGAACTCAAGGAAATGGTCGAGGACCTTGAAAACGCTTAAATTTCTCTTTTTACCATTCACGTGCTGTGTGAATGGTAAAAGGTTGTTGTTTACTTTTTAATCGAATCCATGGCGGCGAGTGCGAGAACACCCGCGATAAAGAATAAGACCACATAGTTCGTCTCCGTGTCTTCCATTCGAGAGCTCTTAGCCGGAGCTCTCTGAGATGGAGCACGCATCTGAGGAACGCGCACTGGCGGTTCTTCCTCGATGGGACAATACCCTATCATTTATACTGTACGCTTACAAATTTATTTCGACAGACTTCTTCTTACGCCCACGTTTACCCTTGGTGGTTGTAGACACCTTGACTTCTTTGACATCACTCTCATCTTCGTCATCCTCTGGGGCATCGACTATGTCAGAAATGGCGTCGTCATCGTCGTCTGGGTCAATGCTTGGAATTGGTTGCGGTGGTGTAGTAGACATGGGTGGAACCGGTGGCATCATGATGTTACCCATCAAGCTGGATATATCCACACCGGGTCCCTTCATTTCGTAGCGTCCACTTTCACCCGAAGAAGATGGTGGTTCGGCTGCACCACGCGGAGTCGTATTTTTCACTGCATCTACCATGTTCTGAACTAAACCTGGATTTTGCTTGAGAATGTCATTCATATTAGGCATGACCGACTTGAACATGCTGTTTGTCAAGTGGAACATCATGGCAGAACCACCAAGCATCATGATGAGCTTGATTTCTGGAGCCACAGTCATCTTGGTTCTGTATTTCACATACAGTTCTTCGAAAACTTCATCGTAGTCATCTACGTTTTCCATGACGTTTTCCGACCAACCATCGAGTTGGATCTCGAATGGATTATACTTTTTGTTTAAAAACTCGAGACCCGTGCAACACGCGATAAGCATACGTCTACTAAACTTTATAGACTTTTCAACGTCTATACTATAGGTAATTCTCTTAACTTCCGTACGTAAATCATCTACATTAGAATATACATTAAGTCGCTTGTTGACAGTGAAACCACGTTTCTCAAGGCGACCCAATTTGTTTACCAAATCCGCCTTTTCTTCGTCTATAGACTTGTATCCAGGAGAAGGCCTCTCTTCTTGTTGGATCGTGTAGTCTCCTTGCATGTACTCCTGCTGTTCGTATTCTTCCTCGTAATCTCCATAATCTACTGGTTCGTCTTGTGGTGGTGGCGGCGCCGCTTGTTTAGTTGGGTTCGCAAACGCATCTATGTCTTCCTGAACAGCAGATTCCATTGGTGGTCTACTTGGTGGTTTATAGACAGCTGGTTTTGGGACGTGTCTAGAAGAACGCGGTCTAGGGATGTCTATCTCAATCTCATCCATGATGGCCTGTTCGTTATCATCAAGTTTCATGACATTTCCGTGACTTCTGTCGAGTACTATCTCTCCATCCATTACTCTGTACTTTGAAACTAATTCAATTTCTTTAACGCACTTTATATAAAAAATATCTAGTACATAATAAATGAAGCTCAACCTTAACGCCGCAAACCGAAACACGCTCACTGCTATTGTCATCGTGTTCTGTCTGTTGTCTGTGATGATGGCGTTGTCTCCAAGAGCCAGAAGCTATTACCAGCCCAGACCTATCAATATTCGTATGGGGGATGACACTCCTACTTCCATCTTTGATTTGGAACACAAGATTGAATGTGTCCCAGGATCTCCAGAATCTGCGTACTACACTAAGTCTTTGACTCCAGGTGGTATCTGTGGTGACCAAGCATTTGTGAAGAAGAGCGCGGACGCGAAGATTGTCGGTGGAATAGGCGGATCTTTAATCTAGGCTTACTGTAAATGAGTAAGGTGAACGTCACCCGCACAGCTTTACCCGATTTTGATTTTGAATATCACACTATCACGGTCGATACCATCGGTCAAGATAGCAAAAATACATTCACTGTTCATCTCACACAACCACTCGAAAACATAGTTCAAGCGAAACTCATAGCTGCTCGAATTGATGCAGTGGGTTCTAACGTGTGTCATGTTTCGGTAGATGAATTGAACACAAATTATTCACAGAGAACCTCTAATACTTACGGAGGTCAGTCAACCATGACAAATCTTAACAGGGGATTCGGAACCGTCATTCAGGCTGGGTCCAATCCAATAATATTTAGAGATGATTACGATGTGGAGACTCAATACATGACTCCAATTAGAAAAGTTGATAGGCTTACGTGCACATTGAGAGATGAAAATGGATCTACCATCACGGATGGTTCGGATAACTTTTTGATTTTTAAATTTGCGTGTAAGAACAAAAATTTGCCCTTCATTGAATCAGGGCGCTAGGTAGGTGTATTTTTTACCTTTCGTTATATTATAAATGTCGACGGGAGTCGTGCAACTCATAGCAGTCGGCGCCCAAGATAAACACATCATGGGTGAGCCAGAGATATCATTCTTCTCATCGACATTTAAACGACATTCGAATTTTTCGCAATCCATCGAAAAACAGATGATGCGCGGAAACGTGACAAATGGTTCCATGACATCCATAAAATTTGAAAAAACGGGTGATTTACTTGGATATGTATACATCGCAGTCGACGATGGAACAGAGTCAATTGACCCAACTGACTGGACGCAGATCATAGATAAGGTAGAACTATACATAGGTGGACATTTAATTGATTCACAAGATTCGGTGTTTACAGAAAAGATAGCCATCGATACATTTGCACAAAATGTATCAAAGAGTTCAAACGGACCACATCCAGGTATTAATTCAAAATCTTATTTTTACCCATTGAGATTCTTTTTCTGTGAAGGGCCACAATCGGCACTCCCTTTGATAGCGTTGCATTACCACGAAGTAGAATTAAGATTTTATTGGGGACAAAATGTCGGGAATTATAATTATGAAGTGTATGCAAATTACTACTATTTAGATAACGAAGAGAGAGGTAACATAGTGTCCAGAAACCAAGAGATGTTAATCACGCAGGTTCAAAAGAATATTCCATCTGGTGAAAATATACAGGATCTTACATTTAATCACCCAGTAAAGTACCTGGCGTGCGCGGATACTACGTCTAACGGGGCACTTACTTCAACTTCCAATAAGGTAAAATTAAACATAAATGGTTTAGATATAGGTAATTATAAATGGGCTAGAACACATTATATAGATGCTATGGCGTATTATCACACAAATTATGTGACGTCACCGGATTTCTTTTTATATTGTTTCTGCATACTTACAAGTTCTTTACAGCCCACAGGTACGTTAAATTTTAGTCGTTTGGATTCAGCAAAGATCATGAGCGAAAAAATGAAAATAACAGATCCAATTTATGCGGTAAACTATAATATTTTGAGAGTTGAAAATGGTATGGCTGGTTTGGTATACGCGAATTAAAATACGATTGTATATTAAATGGTAAAGAATTCGGGTATAAACCAGCCTACTGACATGGTTCGTCTCGGTAGACTCACAGATTCCGAGCAGCCTAAAAACTCCATTGTGTTTAACGCATCAGACAAAAAGATTCGTGATATAAAACACAGCGGATTATACATAAGTCCAATACGTAATGCGAGTGCATCCAACTTACTTGCGTATGATTCGATCACGAATGAAGTCATAGACATCGGCGGTAAACAATTGAAAATAGATGACTTACAGGTTAAAAACTTTGAAGCATTGAACATGAAAATATTGAATGAAGAACGCGTGTACACATCGGTGTTACAAATTGGTGAAGGGTGTTCTAACAAGGAAAACGTTGGATTAGACATGCATGGTATGACAATCTTGAATGATAAGTCAACGGGTAAATTGTGTGTGAATGAAAATACAAAGTTTAGTGGTGCCGTAGAGGCTACACAATTTATAGGTGATGGAGGACTTCTATCTAACGTTCAATACGATTTAAATATTGACATAGGGGATGTGGTTGAAAATTTACATGTCGTGGGTGAATTAAAAGCGGATGGGGGCCTCTTGTCTAACATCACGGTGTCTCAAATCACAGATTTTAGTGGATATTCTCCGACATTTAGTGAAATGCATGTCGATAAGGATGTTAAATGCGGTCGGTCCATATACATAAACAACAGAATACATAGCAAGGGCAATATAAATTCCGATGGAAACGTGATAGCATCTGCATTCTATGGGGATGGAACTAAACTCACGGGTGTATCCATGGTGTCAGACTTGGAAAAAACAAATTCTATAGTCTCTTATCTAGAAAAACAAATCCCACGTTTTCAACCTCTCGAAAAGGCCAAAACAAAATTGGATGAAGCTATTAAGAAAACAAAAACCGAACTGAACAAACAGGTCACGCGCTTCGAACCAATAGAAACAACACTCACAACTCTCACGTCTAGAATATCTAATGTAGAACCAAAACTCACGCATGTTGAAAACCAGATACCAAGAATAAAAGATTGTGAATCTAAGATATCCGATCTTAGAAAGGAAGTTCAAACTCTACCAGAATTAGACACCATTAAAAAACAAATAAATTCTATAAATGAACAAATACCTATAATTCACGAAACAAAGTGTGTTTTACCTATCGCACAATCAAATGAAA